GAGCGCTCGCTCAATCCCAAGGAAGACGCAGGTCACGAAGACCATGGCTTCCACAGGAAAGGTGAGAGCTGAACCCATAGACGCGAACTTCCCCAAGCGATGAATCACTTGTCCTTCGGGAAGATCAACAGCAGCCTTGCGACTGCGAGTTGCATCAACCGCGGCAGAGAGCCACGGAAAATCAACAAGCATAGCACGGACTAGCTGGTTTGACACTCTGTCGCTTGCGTCGCTCAGATCGAGCGTCGCAAGGGTTCCATCTCTGGAACCGATTCGAGCCATGTCCTGATTAGGGACACGGTCTTTGAATCCCAAGAGTCCTGACGCGCGGGAGTCACTCCGTTCGTCAATGACTCGTACCAGACTGGTAGCCACGGCCTGCTGCATGTATTGCACCGCAGTAGGTTCGATGGCAATAAGTCGGGGTGTGTCAAGCGTCTTAGGGACTGCAGTGACCTTGACAGGTCGCTCAATCCCGGGCTCTCGGAAGTGAACACGGTCAGAGCTATAGTACTGTCTCCAGTACCGCTCGTTCGGAAGGACGTATATCCCGTAGGGAAACACATCCTCCAGACGCTGGGGCCATTCGCGCTGTTTAAACTTCGCGTTTCCGAGAAGTTTATCAGCAGTGGCACCAGGTCCGTGCTTCGGAAGGACAGCATCGTTGAAGATTTCTCCGTCAACAATGCTAAGAGCGTCCGACCAGAGCAGTCTTGACATGCGAGTAAACTCTTGGTAATCATCCAAGGTCCGTTCGTTGTCAAGGCTCTTCACCTCCAAATCAGTCTCGATGAATTTCCTCAAGGCACGAACCTCCCTCTCGGGAGTCGTGCGAATGAGAATCTTGCCGAAGAGAAGCGTCAGCTGTCTCACGGCGAACACAGACTCAGAGTCTGGCTCATCGAGCAACCGTCCGCTAACAGGATCGAACACGCGACTCAGGAAACCCGACATGAATGCCGGGAGACCCCCCTTCCACTTGAATCCTTGGAAGAGGGAGGAGTCTACACCACCTTTCTCCAGACCTTTTTGGAGATCTTTACCAAAGGTGGGTAAGGTTATCGTAAGGAACGATAGCCCCTCGTGCTCGGTCCGACTCGTGACAGTTACATAATCACGAGCGGTGCTAGTGCAACATCTTCTGGCCAACTCATCGGCCAGAACCTGCCAGAGAAGCAGGAGGTTTCGCACCTCCACTGGGCTTTTCATCGTGGCCTCCTAACAGAGGTTCGCGATCCGGCTCAGGCTTCACACAGTGTTCAGACCGTACGTGTTGAAGGAACTAGGCCTCCTGGCCAAGCACCTTCGTCACGTTTGCCCCCGAAGAAGCCGTGAGCCACCCAGTCAGGGCGTCCACGACGTACTTCTGCTCGGCCGGCGTCAAGCCGCGAAGAGGAGTATCCATGACCACGTAAGCGGACATGGAGAACTCCTGGTTCTCCGCGGTGATGGGGTCGGCAGCAATCTTCGAGTAATCGAGGCGGACCGTGCGACGAGCTCGCTTGCCAATGGCGTGCGAGACCGTCAGCTTGACACTTCCGTCTGCATTCTGAAACTGGCCCATACCGGCGCCAGTAGGAATGCGAGGCAGAGTGTTCGGGACCGCGTTGATTGTAACGGTCTGAGGATCGGCGAAAGCCATGAGTAATTCTCCTGACAGTACGATGTAGCGAATCTCACTACATCAGGCTAGGCGCGAGATCTTCGCGCTTCGCGGTTGGGAGTGTCGTACTTACTTGTGGTAAGCCGGTTCACTCTGAGGATAGCACTGGTTTGCCATAGCCTCATGGTTGTGGTGATCCACCCGCGAGAAGCGGGCAAGATGAATCCTCACGGATCCATCGTGGTTGGTCCTCTAGAGATTCCTAGAGCACCTAGGATGGCCCACTGGCGAATATCGAAATCTTCGCCAGTAAGGCCGAAACCGTAGGGTGACGCAGGCTGTCGCTGCTTGTACGATCGTGTACTAGTAGTCGACGGGTTGACCACTATTCTATTCGCTGTTGTAGCTCCCCAATAAGGGGAACAGCGAATATTGGCCAACGAATAGGTACTGGACCAGTCAGACTGTTCCATTATGTACCCGTACTGCATCACCAAGCCGTCCCGTTTGAATCGCGAAATGTTGGACATTACATCTCCAGCATTCGTGACCCAATCGGCCATCCATGACCAGGGCGTCAAGTTCCAGACTACCTCTGGCGTTAAATCAAGACCAAGCAACACGCGAGCCTTTTGGGCTGCGGCTGCCATCGGGAAGGACGACGAAGTCGGCCTCTCGAAGTGGTACTTGAACGCGCCAGAGAACCATCTTTTCTGTTGAAAAGTGGTACTTCGAGTCCAGGACTCAGCGTTCCAGATCATGCCGGAAGGGGTGTGGTTCTGCGCAGGATGCGCAGTGCTTCCACCACTTTCGAATGACGACTGAGCTACTGAAGGGAAAGCAAACTTTCTCCGCACGAGCCGGCCAGAGTCGCGCTCAAGCTGTTGTAGAATCCTTTCGGAATCCACTAAGGCTTGAGACACAGCTCTAATGTCCGACACGATCGGTGCCCACCCAAACTGAACGTTTAGGTATTCGTCGCCTATATCTCTATAGTCGCGAAACCTGTTCATGAGTGTGTTGACACCGACTGCACGAGGTAAACCTTCACGGTATATCTCGGCAAGCATCACAGAAACGTTTGCAGCGGGAGCAGTTGGTATGGCTCTAGATATGGCAGTGGCTCCACTGGTATTGAGTTGAGACTCAGTACTAGTTGAACCGATACTGCCGATAGAGTAACCACCTGCAGGGACAGGGCCATAATAGTGCGTAAAGCTCGCACTAGATGTGTCCCAGCGCAGTTCGACGCGTGGCGCCGACATCTGCACGTCCTTCTTCTCGGAGACGAAGATACCTCCGATATCCCTACCGCGATCTGCCCCTTGCGGGGGCCAATCGTGAACCCCATCATGCGTCTCCTCAGAGAATGAGGCAGCATACGTAACAGGATATTGCTCGGGAGGATTTGGGTTTGGAACCCACTTGCTCCCGTTCCAGATAGAATTCCATTTGGTCCGAAGACCATAGAGACTCCTATCTGCCTGTCGTGTACGCGAGCGCATGAACGTAGCTCCTCGGTTGAAATTGTGAGGGACCCTGGTCGTGTGAATTACCAGGGCCCCTCTGTCACAAAGTTTACGGACTCCATCTAAGGAGTATCCTACCATTACGATCAAAAGCCTCACGGCTAATGATCCCCCA